TACACATTTCACACAACAAGTTATTGGTCCAGATGGGAAGAAGGCAAGGATGATGTCATTTGACAGAGTATCACCAGATAATCATGCAACAAATGACCCTGTTTTACATCATGAATTACAAGGACAAACAGTGGGTCCAGACGGTATTGTCACTGACCCATTTGAAGAAAGATTTGGTGCAGCGTCTTACATTAAACAACATGATAAAGTCTTGTCAAAACACATGGATGCTATCACAAACATGGCTAAAAAACTTAGAGACGCTATGGAAGAAATAAGGCCTGATTTTTTTGAGCGCCACAAAGACGACCCACAGGCATTGTTATCAAATGCGCTTCAATTATTCAGACAAGCAAACCTTGGTTTGTTGCAACTCCCTCATGAGGCACATGGTCAAATGGGGCATACTTTGAGTGGAACAGATGAATATGAACAATCAAAGGCTGCAGAAAACCCTGCAGCGTTTTTGGCACAAGGTGTGGGTGAACATAAGGAAGGTATAGTTTCACAAAATATGACAGGCAAAGATATCATGGGAGTGCTTGGTCTTGATGCTTCAAATAAACACCATCAAGCAATTGCTCAAAGGGTACAATCTGCAATGCATAAGAAAGACCCGATGATGGCTATGACTGTAAATGAAGCAATCAAAAGAGGGCTGTTAGGTGGCAAGGAACATGCAGAAGATATGGACCATATTGGAGATGGTTTGTTTGATATGATTGGGTCTCCAAAAGATAGGAAGAGTGATACCGCTAGGGGACTTTTAGCCGCCGCTAAAAGAGCATCGAATATTATAACATCAGCAGGAGAAAAGCATGGCCTTATGCGTGTTGAGGCCCCATTGCGAGACATCCCCACAGATAAAAGGCGTCAAAAAAGAGTGCGAGATAAAAAAACTGGGGAAATGAAAATTATTACTGGCAAAAGGGGTGGGAAAACCGGAGACCAAAAACAGAAAGGACAGATGGCTAGAGCGGCAAGAATTCTTGATAGTGTAGTTTTGTTTTCTCCTTCAGGAGAAGTAGCACCTATGAAACGAAAGAATACAAAATATACATGGGGAGAGGCTCCTATTGATACACCTAAACCGGGCGGCCACTCAATACATGATTTCTTTGATGGCCCTCGTTTGAATTGGGGTTGGGGTATGTTACCTGATTATAGTTTGAGATTGGGTAAAGACGGAAGTGTGGACATTGTAGATACTCCTGTAAAAGAGACTCCCTTGATGAGTGTGCCCAGTGGATATTTATTTGATGTATTTCCTGAATTAGAAGGAATGTTGACAGGTGATGAGCATCTATCTCTTCCCAACGCCTTGAAACAAACCATACACGGGGAGTCGGCTCGTGATGTGCGGCCTGATGAAACAATTGGAGATGATGGTGGTAGGTTGTTTTACCATAGTGAAGAAACCGATACTCTTGGTCTATTAGACAATGTTTTCTTCAAAACACCTCGACCTGACCCCATTCTTCCTATGCATCGCATTTTCAATATTAATGATTTAGATTCTCTTCGTGGTTTTACAGGAGAGTGGGTTGTTACTTGTTGGCCAAAGGGTCAGCGTATTATGCTAACGAGGAAAGGAGATAATTTCACTGCTCAAACCACTCTTAATGAGAAAATAGAAGTCCCTAAACAGGTACAGAAAGATGCAAAGAAATCCAGTGAGAAAGATTTCGTTCTTGATGGAATGTTGCACAAGAAGCGTTTCTATGTAATAGATGTGCTGAGAATTGAGGATGATGATGTTCATGAAATGAAGGCAACAGAGCGAGTTCGATTGTTAAGGGCCACTTTTGAGCCACATGAGTATTTCCAACCCCCGTCCCCCTCAACTTTGCGCACAACTGACGATGACGGCCTTGAGGATGCTATTGCTGAATTGGAACAACCTATTTTGTTAAGAGATGCTCAATCTACTTACATGCGTGGGGAATTAAGACATCCTAAGTGGGTCATTTTACAGAAAGGAAAGAAACTTGACCTCATCATTCTTGACCGCTCAGGAACTGGTCCTTATACCTATAGACTGGGGGCGGGCCCTATATTTGACACAGAAGGATTAGGTCCCCGAGCAGTGAAAACCAAGAAACATACTTACATGGATGTAGGGACAGTTTTCCGTTCACCGCAGCGTTATGAGATAGGACACACTGTGAAAGTCACTGTGGCTTCTGTTAAAGAGAAGAAGCAGAAAGGTCGCTCATTGTTTACTGTAAGAGGGGGGAAGGTGCATGGTGAGGGAGATGCACCAGCAAGCATTGAGACGCTTGGTATTTTAGCAAAATCTGCACCAGTGTGGACTCCCACTAAGGTTTCACTTGAAGAGAATTTCTTGAAGGTCGAATTATCCCATTTAGAAAATGATGTACTCTACAAGATGTATCCTAATGAGTTAGGAGTAGAATTACAAGAGCCACAAGTTTCTCTCCCTGACCAAAACGATAGCGATTACGTCATTCGTCTATGTGAAGCAACTCGTGATGATTGGGAACCTGTGGCCGCTGCTTTGCTCAAAAGTAAGAAGATAGCAGTTAAGATGTCTGAGAAAGACCGTAAGAAGTTGGCAAAACCACCTAAGGAAATTGATAACCCTGAGCCCCATGAACCATTCCTTGAACCCAAATTAGTACCGGGCACTTTCCATAAACCAACAGAGGAAGACTTGACTGTGAAGGCTGCATTATTGGCTGCGAAATTGATGGACCGCATTACAAAAGAGAGAATGGCATCAATTGGTATTGAGAGTTTAGCCATTAATTATGGAACAGGGGAGACTGCCCCACGTGGCCCTACTACTATTGATGGTGGAGCCACCATGCCTGATTGGGACTCTTCTGACAGTGAATATACTGATGAAAAAGAAGCAAAGGAAACGAGAGAAGAAGAAAAACGGAAGAAGAATGCCTCCGTATTAAATAGATGAGACATTTGCGCACATATGATAATATGTTAGACATGAGAGTACCTTTGCAAGATATTCAATTGTTGAAATCAGATGAACTCATTGTTGCTGGTTATGCAAGTGTAGAGTTGGTCGATAAGCAAGGCGACCTTATTACTCGTGAGGCATTGCGAGATGCTTTCAAGAAATATATGGCATCTCCTGAATATAGTAATGTACAGTTAGCACATTCTAACATACAGGTTGGTAGTGTTATCTCTGAATATGCAGACAGTCAAGGTAAGGTTTGGAAATCTGAGGTTGACGATGTTGGTATGTTTGTAGTCGTAAAGTTAAGGGACGACATAGAAAAGGCACGAGAAGTCGCTTCAGAAATAAGAAAGGGAAATTTGCGTGGATTTAGCATCGGTGGCCAAGCGTTCAAAAGAATGAATAAATCTGATTCTAAGCATGGAGATTATCGTGAAATCAGCAAACTGGAACTCCATGAAGTTACAATTTGTGAAAAAGGCATTAACCCAGAGTCAACCTTCCGTATTATTAAGGAAGACGTTAGCAAGGGGGAGCATATGACAGCCTTGGACGAACTATCTGACGTTCTCAATCGACTGGAAACTCGCCTCGATTCTATGGAAAAGAGTGACGAAGTGGAAAAAGCCCCTGACTTCATTGAAGAAGTAAAAGAAGAGGCGGCTGATGAGAAAGACGCCAAAGAAGAGAAGAAAGACGAAGACAAAGATGACAAAAAGAAATCTGATGATGAGTTCATCAGTGAAGATTATCTTAACTTCCTAGAGGGAGTTGCTAAGTCTGCTAACTATGATGTAGACAAGGCACGAGCCCACTTCGCTGACCCAGATTCAATGGAGAAGGCACAACTTGGTGGATTCGACAACCCAGAATCCGTAGATGGCGCTGACTACTTTGCAGGACAGGTCAAGGGACGAGCCCAAGAGAGTGGCTCTCCTTCAACCAACGCTATCAAGAACATGGGCCTCGGTGGCAGTGAGGAGACGCAAGCCAAGAAAGGCTTCCTCAGCCCAACTGATGTCACCGATGCAGACATCGAGAAAGCCTACGAAGTCTACAAGGCTGCAGCCAATGAGCAGCAGTTCAAAGAGAACCTTGGCGGCTTCTTCGCTGAGAGACTCGCAAAGGAGAACCAAGAGGCACAGGAAGCCCAAGCCCGACAGTCCTTCGATGCTCGTGGGCCTCTGGCCGACATCACCAAGGCAATCGAATCTCTCTCCGAGAGAATCGACAACCTTTCCTCTGAGAGCACCACCATCCAGAAGTCTGGTGGAGCACCTCTTTCAGAAGTACCAATCCCTGAGACCACAGAATTGGCAGGAATGTCATGGAGTGAAGTCCATGACCTTGCTAACCAAGTTATCAGGAGGGAATGAAAATGGCACGAAACTACGTAAGGACAGTCACAGATTTGGAACGCTACTACTACGGCGCAGGCAACGCAATGGGGTATTCATACTCCGGTAGTGAGTTGCTGAAGGCAGACAGCCCAATGCTGTCGACCACAGCAGGTACCTACCAAGCCATCTATGGTCGCAAGGTCTGGAGCCAACTGAACCAAGAGTTCAACGCTTTCAGTATTCTACCAAAGAAGCCATGGGACCGAAGCGGTTGGAGGGTCATCACGGCCAAGCCCAACGCAGGAACTGTCCATGGTGGAGTAGCAGAGAATGCAACACTCCCTGACACGGTTCGCCCAACATTCCAGAATGTTGGTGCAAAGCCAAAGACGATTGCTCACACCTTCGACATGTCGGAGACTGCCATCTTCCTTGCTGACAAGGACGATGGTCTGGGTGACATCCGAGCAGTCATGAAGGAAGAAATGGGCAAGCACCACGCTGAGATGGTGAACAAGATGCTCTTGACCGACGTGACCACAGCCGCTGGGAACAATTTCGAGTCCCTTGACCGAGTCACAACTGGAAACACCTCGATGACCTCTGGTACGCACTACGATGCAGCCGATGAGGACATCTACAGCATTGACCGCAGTGCAAACACGTGGTCTTTCGCTGAAGACGAGGCAGACTCTGGTAGCACTAACAGAACCCTCAGCCTTGACCACCTCGACAATCTCTTCCAGCAACTCTGGACTCGTGGTGGCAACCCGAAGGTTATGCTGACGGGATACGACACACTGATGAGAATCCAACAACTCCTCCAGAGCCAGCAGCGCTTCATGGAAGAGAAGAGAGTGGTCCCATCCTACAATGGTGTACAGGGTGTACCCGGCGTCGAAGCCGGATTCATCGTGGCTACCTACAATGGGGTCCCAATCATCCCAACCAAGGACATGCCAAGCGATGGAATCAGCCGTATCTACTACCTTGACACGGACTATCTTTGGTTTAGCACAGCAATTCCAACCCAGTACTTTGAGTCTGGTATTGAGACTGGTGACCCATTCGGTATCAACCGACTTGGTCAGGAAGGTCTCTACCGAACAATGGGCGAAATCTGGTGCTCTTTCTTTGGAGCACAAGGGAGCGTGCGAGACCTGCAGTGAGGGTTGTGAAGAGAGAAAAAAAAAATGGAGATGAAAAATAATGGCACATAGTAATCTAACAGTCACGACCACCTATCTTGACATTGGTATCCACAACGGTGCCCCTGTCAACTATCCAAACGCAGATGGAACAGTAGCAGCGAACACGCTCTGGCAGCGAGGACCTGCAGGAACTGCTTACCCCGGAAATCTGGACGCTTTCACGGCATCCAACACTGAGTCTACCGAAGACAGCCACCAACTACGACTTATCTCAGTCATGGTAACTGGTGACACAGGAACAACTCAGAAGTTCGATGTTAACGCATACGACAGTAACCTCAACTACATCTACGCTGTTGTCTCATTGATTAACAACACCGATACTGATGAGTCCCTTTTGGCTGCTGCTACAACTGTGGCACACGAATCTGGTGAACTAACTTTCACTGTCGGTGGCGCAACAGATACGACACTCATCACCCTCATCGCAGGCTGAGGTGGCTAAATGGCCACTGTGACGTATCTGGGTCCACAGTATTCTCGTGCTGCCTTTGATGGCAGGGAATGGCTGAGGAAAGTCCCAAGAGAAGTCAGTGAACAATGGGTGAAGGACAATGCAGTACATTTGCGAGCAGATTGTTGGCAAATCGAAGGAGTGAATCTTGATGACGTCCCAGCCCCAGTGGTTGAAAAAGTAGAGGAGGTCGTAGAAGATACCTCACCCCCTGCATCAGACGATGATGGTATCCCTGATAGCGCATGGACTCGTGCACAAATACGTGAATGGTTATCTGGAAATGGCATTTCGGTTCCAAGAACTTATACAACCAAAGCAAAATTACTCTCACTGGTGGAGGAACATCTAAATCCAAAGCCCGCTGAGGAACAAATAACGGAAACGGAGTGATGAATTATGGCATTTAGTTATACAACAGACACGAGAACGCACGCAATGGGTGACCTACTGATGGTCACTGGAACATGGAACGCAGCGAGCGTAGACACTGGAACAATAGTATCAGGACTAAGTGAGATACTCGCTGGGGACGTCATCGGCGATACCGAAGACAACAGTGGTGGGGGAGTAGATGGTGCATTCGCCATCATCACGACCGCCGCTCCCGGTTCCATGACCATAGATTGTGTGAGTGGGAACACTGGTAAGTGGTGGGCACTAGGAAAGCGCTGAGGTGAAATTTTGTGGCACTTGACGCATACACCTTCTCTTACCCGCCAGTAATGGCTCATCCGTCAGGGATACTCGTCAACAACGCTGCTGGTTATGCCAAAGGTCACACAGGTACAATGACTGTATCTGTTGTAGACGCTACTACGGTTTTCAAAGCAGACGCTGCTCTTTACAAGATATTTATCAAAAATGATGCAGGTGCCTTCCTTTTTGTGGGGAAAGTTAGCGCTATTGCTAACGCTACTACAATTACTGTTGGTGGGGGGCTTCTCCATGCTTTAACTCACCTTGATGAATTATATGTCGAACTTGATGCAATATTTAACAAAGAAATGGCTGAGCGTGGAGTTACCAATAATGGTAAAGTTGTTGCTTTTGAATCGGATGTCATTCGTGGCGAAATGACTTACACAATCTTGTATGATACGTGATAAACATGGAGCAGGCTGAATTCGATTTACAAGATATCCAGCGACTTCAGAAGCGTGGTATTCGTCAGGCTGAGGCACAGGGAGCCGCTGTGGCCCCTGAGGGAGAGCGAGACACTCTTCCGGGCTGGTTCACAAAGAAGAAGCAACGATATAACAAAGTCAAGGATGTTCTCAATATTGGTAGCGGCACAAGATGTACAAATTGCGGGCTGCTTCATTTCTGTTGGGTAGATACTTGTCGTGGTTGCAATCGTGCTATGGATTTCAATCTTGGACATCGAGACGATGAGGTGAGATTATGAGTAGAAAAATATTGGTTAAAGCAAGAGAGGTCAAAGTAGGCCATCAGAAGATTGAGTTTCAACATAACAAAAAGGGACCATATCATAGTGCAATTGCTGATGTTTTTACCAATAGTAAGAAAAAAGGAGATTTGAAAGTCAGTCACCTCATGAATCGAAACCATCCTAAAACAGGAAAGCCTTTCACGGCAGATGAATTGTTGGGTGAGGATTCAAAACACGGTATTCGTTTTGTGGGCGGTCCTAATAGTGCCGTACAAGAAGCATACCCACATCACAGTCTGAGCGGGGCCGACGAAGGTACTCCTTCTGTCCCATCATCTTCGGAAAAAACCTCCACATCTGACTCGGCCCCTGCTCAGACACCTTCTGATTCTGGACAACGTTCATTAGAAGAGTTCGGTTTGAAAACAAACATGCTGAAGTCACATGCTCTCGGATTAGCCGCCGCTTGGGAAGAATTAGTCAAGGCTATTACTCCTGAAAATCGTCAATTTGAGGCACTCCGGCCTTATTTAGAAGCCAAAATGTCAGATTTGTTACGTCAAGGATATACTGAAGATGAAGCGGCACAAATACTGTCACAAGAAATAGATGCTCCAGTAGCAGAGTATGGCCATGATGCCCCATACCGAGGATTCAAGGCAAAACCACCTGAAGAAGATGAAGAATATACAATGCAGCAGATTACTCCACCTGTTCCGGCCCGGTCACAAATGAGAGGGGACATCAATCGTCAAGCAGCACTTCAAGCAGCACGTGAAGAGGGAGAAGAAGCAAGAGGACGCCTGTCTCCTGAGGCACGAAGGGCATTTGAACAAGAGCAGATGTGAGGGCAGTGAATGCCCAAAGTGTTTAGTCCCGGCGAGCCAGAAGTTCGTCCCTTATATCCAACCGAAGTAGTCTATACTACTGCTGATAAAGTAGGGGAATTATTGGAAATAGGACCCGGTGAAGCAGTCGCAGTCAGTGCTGATTCAGAGTCTGATAGAGTCTATGTCACAGGTGCAGATTATCGCAGTCATGGCTTTGCAGTCAATGATACCATCCTTATTTACAGCGACGCTCAGGCATTGGGAATAGAGAAGACCATTACATCAATCGCAGAGGGTGGCTCTAATGGAGTTGCTTTGTATTTCACAGGTTCTTTCTCTACTTCAGACTACCAAAGTGCCGACAACACATATGTGCAAAACCAAGCACCTTTCACGAATGGTAAAACCCGTGGGCCGAAGAAGAGCCATGTAGAAAATCTGATTTTGCGCTATCAAGACATCATTGATAACAAGACTCACAATGCTTGGAGACCTTATCTGGTCACTGCAGAATATCTCAACTTCGACACTTACAAGCCCTATAGGCGTCGATATTACACTGATTATGTGGGCACAGTGCCTCTATTGTTTCGTAATGTACAGCAAATGCTTAGACTTGAGTTATGGCAAGGTGATGATTATCGTGAAGTGGCAGCAGCAGAAGTGCGTGTAGAAGTTTCAGATTATACAGTATTGAGTGGAGATTCATTGTATCTGAGCCCCGGTAACGGCTCTGTGGGAACACTGACGGTGGGCACAGGCACAACAAATTGGCGCTCAGATTTTGACAAGGTTACTACTGCTCAGAACATTGCTGACCTCATCAATAAAGAAGACAGGGTGGGTAAGACTGCTGTGGCGTTTAGTCCAAACTTCACATTAGAGGGTTCTACAGATAATGTGGCTGTAGACAATGAATTCCTTGCTACTGCTAACTCAGATTATGGTGGTGGGAAAGTCAAAATCACATCTATGCGTGATGGTGCTTCTGGAGAGACATGCACTATTGCTACCACTGATACTACAGGATTGACAATTAGTGGTGGCTCAAGTGTGAGCACAACTAGCACCTCAGTTTCGAGCACAACTGTGAACGTGGCAAGCACGAGTGGTTTTGTGGAGTCAGGTGGATTAATTCAGGTCGGTCAAGAAGTTCTTTCCTATACAGGTACAACTGACACCTCCTTCACAGGCTGTGCGAATGTGAGTGGTACTCCTTTGACCACGCTCAATACTTCGGGCACTACTGCATCCCAGACCAAGTTCCAAGTTGACTTCCAAGGGGGCACAAGTGTTGGAGACCACGCTCGTCTTCGTGATTGGTGGTTGGACCCAGAATCAGGTATTGTGTACTTCAATAATTCATATCCTTTCTTTGAGTGGAATGCGGTCAAAGCATCGTATATCTATGGTGAGCGATATCTGGAAAAGGCCATTGAAGATGCTTGTACTAAGTTAGTGGCGGCTGAGTTGCTCATGAGTGACGACAGAAGTGTGCTCATACCTGAGGGAACACAAAATGTTCCCTTGGCTAACAAAATTGCGATGTGGAAACAGGACGCTGAAGCCATCCTCTCACGTTATACTGAGATGGTGGTGTTTGAGTGAAGCCTGAAGTCAAACGCATGATTGATGACCCTAGGTTGTTTGACCCACAACGATATGTGGAATTACAAGATGTAGACAAAAGAGATGAAGTTAGAGAGATGATAGAAGAGATTGATTTCACAAAGGACCCTGACTTTATGCGACAATTGGCCACAGAAGTTACAGAAAGGCCATTGACGAAACGTGAGCGTTTGAAACAAATTGAAATTGATAACTTACAATCTATACCCGGTAGTGGTGAATTAAGTGAGGTAGATGAAGCCCGTATAGAAAAAAATGTCAATCTTCAAATGTTTAATACAAGCCCAATGATTAGTCAAATGTCTCCTTATGTCAAAAATAAATTGAAGGAGTTTTTGAGGATTTGATATGGTTTCTGCAGCACTAGAGAGCATTCCTGCCTTGTTGGGAGTTCTTGATGATTGGAATCGGGCGAACAGTGACAATCTCACACCCATCATCCAAGACATTGCAGAGGTCACACCAGAGCGTGGGAAGAGGATTGACCTCCAAAGAAACGATTACGTGCTCTTGTATGAGACCGCTCACAATGAAGAAGCCCCTGAGTTGCTCTATGATTTCGTTACGACTCGTATCAATATGACAGTAGATATCCGCACCATCCATAGCAGGGGACGTTTGCGCAAACTTGAGAACGAATTCAGGCGACTTATTCACACAAAGCGCAAAGGAGACGGAGAAAACTATGACAGATTATTGTTCAAATCACGCACTGACCTGTCAGACAGGACGAAAAGGCTCTTTCGTATGACTTTTCAAGTTGAGATTATCACATTCGCAGAGCAAATACCGTAGTATTGAAATGCTGACCCACTCTGAGAGGGACTGACATGCCATCGACAGTGTACAAAGGCGACCTTGCTGAGGTGACATTCGGACACGAGACTGGCCTTTACTTGGCTCATGGTAGCCCTGCATCTCTAGATTGGCAGATTACTCAGAATAATGATAATACAACTACGATTGCCCTTAGTGGGTCAACTGAAGGTCCTGTGGGGGATTCTAGTTACTTACTTTATCCGAAAAATATGTTGGTTGGGGCTCGTTTGAGAATTGTTGGAGGAGGCAATTTTGCTGATGATGATTATGCTAATCATGGCCATGTTTACACAATTATAGAAAACCACCTCCAGAATATCAAAGTAACACCAGCGATGAAAGAAGCCGACTCCACCGGTGCAGAGGCTGGTGATGCTATCATTATTGATGGATTTGGTGTCCCTTCTTTGGATAGAGGCATGACATCACATACTGACGCGTTAACGGCTGATGAATCAGTTCTTACTGACCAATTCCTTGGTCTTGCGGGAACTGTGACTCTCCCTGAAACCAAGGCTGACATCAAGCGATATCATGTAGTTGGACTTGGGCGAGATGTTGCAGTTCAAGCACCGGGTAAGTTTTCCTATGAAGGAGGCTCATTTGATGTATCTATGCACAGTGCTCGATGGTTGTATTATGCTCTTGGTGGTATAGTAACTGTCCCTTCTCAATTAATCCCCAGTGGTACTTTCATTAACAATGTTGGTGGTTACAATTCAGGTACATCAAGTGCCATGACAGTAGATGGAGTTAACCCTAGCACCAACCATTTGGTAGTAGGAGACACTCTATTCAACGGTGCGGGCACTTCCATAGGAGTTCTTACAGCGACGGGGTCGAATACTCTCACTGTAGGTGGTAACACATTAGTGGCTGTTGCAAACGATGAAGAGTTATTCATGCGACCAAAAGCAGACACTTCACTCAACGCTGCTTCGTCGGCTGGACAAACATATGTGGATTTGAGTCAAGTCAGTAGCATGAAAACAGTCAATGGTGCTGATTCACAAACATTAGCAGTTGGGGATTATATCTGTATTTATGATATTCACACAGGCACTAATGGTGGCAATCTCCTTGCTGTGCCTACTCATAAAAGTGTGGACACTTCAACTTCGACAGGTACCAGTAGTGTAACTATTGATGGCGCTAAGAGTGCCACCAATACTGCTATTGTGACCGATGCTTCCCCTACTCCTCAAAGTGGTTTCAATATTGGTGAAGGTATTTTCGATGATGGTGGTGGTGTACCTGCAGATGTAAAGTTTGTGGGGGTTGTTATGGACATGACAGGGAATACCAATATAACACTAGGTGCTGGTGGTCTTTTAAGTGGTTTAGATGATGGGGACGCTTTACATAAAGCCACTACTCAAGATTTCTTTGGAGGGCGTGATTTCAATACTTATGCTGAGATACACGATGATAGTGGCACCCGTTTCGATAAATCTTGTCGCTCTGAGATACGTCGAGTGACTGCAATATCTGGAACACGTGTATATCTTGATGATGCGTTGCTCTTTTCTCACGATAAGGGTGTACCAATTCTTCTATACCAATATGGTACAGACACAAAAGGTTCACCAAGTTTCGTAACGGGTAGTACAACTGAGGCGGGGTCTACTGCTTCTCGATTTGGTAGAATAGAGAACGCTGTGAACCATCTGATGTTCACTCACACAGAACTACCTTCTTTTGCATTAGAAACCAGTGTTCGTAAGCGAGATACTGGCTCTTATAGTGGAGAAGACAGTGCAAATGCTCCGGGTAGTTCCACAGACAGTGGGCAACTCACTCGTGTCTTCCGAGGTTGTAAGGTAGGCAGTTTCACAATGTCCGCAGATACAGACGCTGCTGTTAAATTGACTATTGGGTTCAACGCCGCTCATTGTTACACAGATACTGGTCGTTTGGATGCGAGTAATGCGGGTGACCGTTATACTGCACACCGTATGTTTGAAAACACTGCAAATACAGACACTGCACGTCTTGAATCAGGAATTGGTGCTAAAACACAAAAACCATTCTTTTTCTATAACGGTTCAGTGAGTGTCGCTGGAAAATCAGTAGCACAAGTAACTACCTTCTCTTTAACAGGAAGCACAGGAGTCACTCATGTTCACACTATTGGGTCAAGTCCTGCTGCCACTAACACGAACACCACAAGTGGTCTAAGCCTTGACCAAGTGCCATTTGGCGGTTCACGCAACCCAAGCATTGCTGTGGCAGGGAAAGCAACATATGATATGTCGATGGAAATCATTACTGATGACCCTACTTTCTTCCACCATATGAGGGCAACTGATGAGTTCAATACTCGCACAGGTACCAGCAAAGATGGTATCAAACTCTCTTTCACAAAGCAAGGTGATGGGGATACTCGTGAGCGGATAACAATCTTCATTGATGAATACTATATTGCAGAGGCACCAATCCCTATACCTGAAGATAAGGGTATGATTCGTAGTGCTCTCAAGATAGTACCACAAACCATCAAAGTGGTATCGACAGATACTATCTATCACTACTGAGGAATAATATGCCAAACCGTCTTTACAAAAACCCAACAACTGCCAAAGTGATGGCACCTACACCCAAGGCCACTCCTGTTGTGGTAAAAGAAGAGCCTCCAGTTTTGGAGCAAGAGGTTGATGTGTTTGACCCAGAAGCAGGTAAAGTCACAGAAGACCCATTCCCAGATAACATCACAGATTACGAATCCATGACCTACAATGATTTGAGGTCGCTCTGTAAGGAGCGTGGCTTAGATGCCACAGGGACAAAGGTCGAGTTGATTGCTCGATTACAGGCCGACGACGCCCCCTCGGAAGAGATACCTATCTCAGAAGAGGCTGCAACCGAGGCCTCGGACGCCCCCTCGGAAGAGGCTGTGTCCAACGAAGAAGAAGAACCGGAAGGTGAAGTAAGTGAGTCGGAAAATAGTGGAGAAGAGCAGCCTATTGGCGAAGAAGAGTGAAGAGAGAATAGAGATTGAAGTTGGTGATGACGAGATACTCGTCGTCTATGTCAAGCCTCTGACGTTTCTCGATTTGCAGTACGTAGTTGAGAATGTTGTTGATGTCGGAGGCGATAACGCTTCTTTCAATATTGGTAAATTCTTTGATTACGCTTTGTCTAATTGGATTATTCGCACTGAGCCCGACTTGACAGTTGATGATATAAAGACTCTACCAGCAGAGATTGGTCAAAAGATAATCATGGCATTACCATCATTGGAAGACATTGGTGAGGCACTATCGTCGGGGTTTCGGAATTAAGGGTACAGTCTTATCGTAAACAAATGAGGGGAGTAGTAGAAGGCGAAGATAAGAACATGGCTGTATCAATGGATGTGTGGGCATACATGGTAGCAAAACACTATGGCACATCACTCCAAGCAGCATTTGAAATGGATTATGGTATGTTCATCAAAGCCGCCGAGTTAGCAAGTGCGGCACAAACTGTTCAAAGTGAACAACAAAAGAAGCAGGAAAATCCAAAGCAAGACGTCATCCCTCTTGATTTCGTCTTCCTTGACGAGGAGGATGAGATATGAGCGCATTAGCGTTAGGTATGGCAATAAAAGGCGTTGGTCAGTTTATACTGAAATTAGTTGAAGGAATTGATAAAGGCATAAAAGCCATTGGAAAATGGCTTGGGGAAAAGAAAGATGCTGTATCGCAGAAATTCCAAGATATTGCTAATTGGTTTAAGGAAAAGGGGGATGCCATCAAAACTTGGTGGGGGGAAAATGTCACTCCTAAAATTGATGCCGCCAAAGAAAAATTAGGGACACTTTTCGTTAAATTGTTGGAGTTTTATGATAACAACATCAAACCAATTGTAGATTGGTTCAAGGGATTGAAAGACGACCCACCAAGTGCTGGTGAAGTCTTTGCAGGCATGAAGATATTTTGGGATGAAAACGTCAAGGAGCCCATTATAGAGAAGTGGGAGAATTTTGTCAGTAGTGCTAAAGATTTAGGCTCTGCAATAAAGGGCAATATAAGTGAAAGATGGACGGCAGTGACAGAATGGTGGGACGATTTCAAAGCGGCACGAGTCGAACTCAAAGACAAAATCAAAGGTAAGGTTGCTGACGGTCTAAATAAAGCGATAGAGTTTTGGAAAAGTATCAAAGCGGGAAGTGTGAAACTTAAGGACAAATTGGTGGGTAAATTATCAGGTGCTTGGTCAAGCATCTGGACGTTATGGGACGCATTAACTAATCCAGAAAACCGAATTGACCTTGTTCAAAAATTCAAAGATGCCTTACCTGAGCCCATAAAGAAATTGATAAATTTATGGAAGGTGATGGATGAACGAGACATTAGTCTTGGTGATATCTTCAAGGGTGCTATACCTGCACCATTACAAAGTGTCATAGATTTCTTTGGAGGGCTTTATGATGATGCCCAAGAAGGAGGAATCGGTTATGCTCTCAATAATGCTTGGCAAAATTTAGTTGATGCATTGAGGGGCCCTATCAATGACTGGATAATAGCCCCCGTCAATGCTCTTATGGGTTATGACTTGCCTGTTCTTGGTCCTTTACAAGACCTACCAATATTGAGCAGTTTGTTCCCGATTCCAGAACTGGCTGAAGGTGGTATTGTTAACAGTCCCACATTGGCATTGATTGGTGAAGCAGGTCCTGAGGCCGTGGTGCCTCTGAATAGTCAAGGAAGAGGTATGGCTGGGGGCAATCAGACATTCAACATGACATTCAACATGTCAGGTATCACTGACCGCACAGATAAGCGCAAACTTGCCCAAGATGTGAGTCAAATGATTAAATCAGAATTAAGACGTAATGTTGGTTCCACATCAGTAAGGGGTGGTTTGGCATGAGTACACCTATCCGCTTAGTGCAAGAAAGTGGCCGCCGTATTGATTTGATGGCCACAGATATTCAAATCACAACAACTCGTAAAGTGGGTCAAATGGCTCTTCCCGGCTTAGGGAGCAAGCGTTTTGGGTCAGATGGTAATAGAAATCAATGTGCTATTGTAGTGGCGGG